AGCGGTTCCTCACGGAAGTGCTTGCCGAGATGCCGGGTTGGTCTGGGTCTACACCCGATCGACCAGTTGTCTCCCCTCACCAGGTTCATCCTGGGAGGGTCGACTTCGTTCCGAAGACCGCCAAGACGGATCGGACCATCGCTGTCGAACCGATGCTGAACCAGATGGTTCAGCTAGGAATCGGCAGCTATATGGCACAACGTCTGCAACGGGAAGGTGTGGACATCCAAGATCAGTCGCTGAATCAACGGCTGGCCAAGGAAGGTTCACTTACGGGCGCTTTAGCAACGCTCGACCTGAGTAGTGCCTCTGACACAATTGCGTGCGGCTTAGTGGAGAGTTTATTTCCACTAGAATGGTGGGACTTTCTTCGTTCTTTTAGAACGGGGACGGTCTCATCACCCGGGGGCAATTTGAGGCTCGAGAAGTTTTCTTCGATGGGAAACGGCTTTACATTTCCACTCGAAACCCTCGTTTTTTACAGCTTGGCTTATGCCTGCTGTGATCCCGAGGATCATAAAGTGGTGAATGCATATGGGGACGATTTGATTGTCCCCACGTATGCCGTTCCCTTGCTTCGCAAGGTACTCACATGCTGTGGGTTTCTTGTTAATGCGTCGAAGAGTTACGACTCGGGGCCTTTTCGCGAAAGTTGCGGAAAGGACTACTTTTCGGGAACTGATATCCGCCCTTGTTATATAAAGGGCGCTTTGTCCGGTAGTTCATGCTTCGTTTTACATAATTTTTATGTAAGAACTGGGCAGCCGGAACCGGCTCGTTTACTACTCCAGTACGTAGATGAAAGTCTGCGTATTTGGGGGCCTGATGGCTATGGTGATGGTCACTTAATAGGTGATTGGACTCCTGTGCCTAAAGGACGTAAGAACGGGTGGGGTGGCTTCACCTTTGAGACTTTCACACATTCGAAGCGCGAGGCTTTTTATCGCCTCGGTGCCGACTATGTGTTTCCCTCTTACTCAATCTATATGAAATCTTCTGGGTCGGAAGACCCGGAGATCGTTTCAGAGCCGCTTTCGCGGTTTCTGAGGCGTCGGTGGATTAAAGGGCCAAAAGCCCCTATATCCGTGCACGGGTCTATTCGACCCGAGCGTTCCGATAGCATATATAAAAAGTTTGAAGGACGTCTCCTTCTTCCTGACAGTTTACCTGGCAAGGGAGATGGGTATAAGCGAATTAAAGTCT